CTCTTCACAGAGTAGGAAGCCAAACGATGCCTTGCGAGTTCCTGAAGGGCAGCACGAGACAGCCCATCAATGTCAAAAGAGAAGACCAAGTGTTCCAAGGTGGAGGTATGACCGCTCACGATAATCTTCTCGATGAGAGCTTTATCTTTGTCACCAAGGACCAAGGACGAAGTAAGATATGTAATTTCCTGTTTCAGAATCACAGCCGAAGTCCCAAGCAGAGTCACTCTTGTCTTCCGACTCGTAACACTTTCGGATTGCCTTGACGAGTAACTCTAGGGGAGATGCTTGAAGAATGTCTACTACCATTTGAACCTCATTGCCTGTCTATACAAGATGAACCACAACACAAACAAGCACAAAAATGGAATACAGTACGAAAGCAATGATAGGAGAGAACACCATCAGCCACGACCAGTAGATAGCACCAGTGAGCTTGAGGTACACGAACAGACAGGTCAAGATTACAACAAGAGCATTCAACATAATTATTTCTCCTTGGTGAGTTCCAGATACAGTTCCAGAGTATGCTTGGCTTTCTCGATATCCAAGCGTCCACCTTTGTCTTCTTCCCTTGCCAAGTACGAGATGACCGTACCCTTCATGAACCCTTTGAGTTCATCCTTAGAGAGCCACTTCGCCAGGACTTGCCACGGTTGGTAATCACCAAACTTCTTGTAGTGGTCACCACCAACCTGGGCAGTGAGAGGAGTGGTAGGTTCTGTAGGTTGACTCTTGGGAGTAGCCTGTTGAGCAGGAGTTACCTTTTGGATAGGCTTGAGGCGTTTCCAACTAAGAGCCAACCGTACTGTTGAAGTAGCAGTCGTAAACCAAGGCATATTGGTGCCGTCATTCTCAGCCAGAGTTACCACAGTACCAACAGGTATACCGTGTATTGACTCACTAAGGATAAACTTTGTGCCTTCTTTCTCAAACGGACGAGGCTCATCCTTGAAGCGTCCATGCTCTTGGTACGCCTCGTACGGTGCCAGTTCATTCCAATATAAACAGCTACTGTCCTTCCCTACTTTACCTGTCTCAGTGTTGTATTCTTTGAAGAAGGGACAAACTGTTTTATCGTTTGTAGTCAACACAACCACAGCACCTTGACGAAAAGGTTTAGGGTTATTAGAAGAAACGACAACATAACGTGAACCTACGGGAGCATTCGGACGGGCTTTGTAGGGGAAAGGCTTAAGCTTGCTCATTGTGATTCTCCTCATCGTTATCTTGAAGGCTGTCTAAGATTTCCAGGTATTCCTCAAAGGTGATTTTCTCTACAGGCACCATGACTTCTAACTCCTCACGCTTGGCTTGCCACACACGGTAGCGTCCTTTGGGTTCATGCAGAAGTACAGCAATAGGGCAGATGTCATCCTCAAGGATATCGAAGATGACACCTGTAGTTCCCTCCAGTTCTCTAGCTAAAGCTGTAGCGTAGAGAATCTTAACGGTGTCACCAACGACCATTCATCTTCTCATTGAGGACACGCTCAATCTCCGCTTCAGGTTTCTTATAGTCCGGGCCTTTCTTGACCTTGCCGTTCTCATCCTTCTCAGTGCCTTTGGCTTCATTGGCATTGACCACGATATCCAAGAACACAGTGTCAAGAACGTGTTCCCAGTTAACGAGAATGCCGCTGTTGCATTCCAACTCATCGATGAGGATGGCTTTCATTTCATTGAGAGTGAAGGTAATCCACTCAAACAGTTCTTTCATTTCCACCCAATCAGTCTTACAGTCGACAGCTTTCGTTGCTCCAAACTTTGCTCTCGTACCTACTGACACAAACAGGAAGTCACAATAGGCATCGATGCGGTCAACCAAGGTGCTTGACATGTAGAACTCGCTGGCTTCCTCCCTGAGCATTACAACCTCAAGGTTAGGGTCGAATGCCAAACTGTTACGGGTGCGGTTCCAATCGATGATACGTTGCTGAAGAGTTCTCATATACATAGCTTTCTGTAGGCAGACACAGCTTTAGCCACCGTGCCTTTCCCCAAGTGGGTGTTGTAGTAATCCTTCCAGTACTTAGCCATTCCCTCTACGTCCTTCACATCAGGGAGAGCCTTAGGTACGCGTCGATAGTGGTATCGTGCCATGATGATTTGGTAGGCAAGGTTCCACTCCAAGTCGACACCTGAAGATGCACTCATCGATTTGAACTTGAGGGCGTACCCTGACATGCCAGAGTTGTAGGCAATGTAGTTCTTCCAGATATCACGTTCAGTTGCAGGCTCCATCTGGAAGATACCCAGAGCTGGGCCTTTGATTTGCTTGAGGTATGAGCCAAGGTTAGACTCCACTGCTGCAGTCATCATGAGCAATTCAACGGCAGCATCAGAGTGCGCTTGAATATCCTTGAGGATTCGTGTAATCAAGTCCCTGAGTTGTCCTTTGTCTATCAATGTGTTTCCTTCCAGTTGAGTCCTACTTTGAAGTCACCGTCCAAGCGGCAACGAAACTTAAAGTGTTCTCCTGCCTGCGTGATTGCAGCATTCGCCATGTTCCCAAACTTCTCAGCGTTCTCAGGATTGAATACCTCAATCTGGAACTCGTCGTGGACATTGACTACGAACTCGTAATCTATTCCTGGGACGTAACCTTCATCTTGAAAGTCTTCATCAAGAATGACCAATGCCTTCTTCATCACGATAGCTCCAGCGGATTGGAGTAGGAGGTTAAGGGCTGAGTGACTAGAGCGACACTTGAGGGGGTGACCATCGAGAGCCTTGAGTTGTTCTCCAGCTTCGACTTTGGCCTTCACCCTTTTGATGAGACTGTTCAGAGCTGGGAGTCCAGCCATGAATTTATCTCGTACTGCTCGACCTATCTTCCGGTAGGCTCTCTCACTGTATTGCTTGCCGTCACCCTCTGTGAGCATCTGCCCTAAGAGGAGGTCACCGCAACCATACAGAAAAGCGTAGATAAATGTTTTTGCTGCATCTCTGGTAGCAAGGCCTGCAGCATGTTGGTTGGCGGTATGGATATCCCCATTGAGAACAATCTCAGCGTAGGCTCCACCATCATAAATCGCCATGTAATGAGCGAGACACCTAAGCTCCAAGCCTTTAGCGTCACACCCTAAGAGGACATGCCCTGGTGCCACCTCAAAGAGTTCCCTGCACTCAGGCCCATAAGGAGCATTGGCATTGGGAACCTGTGCTAGGTTCGGGAACGCATGGGTCATCCTCCTTGTGATGGCACCTTGAGGATTGACGTAGCCATGGATGCGCCCATTGGTCACCGCCTGTAGCCACGCCTTCTCTTCATCCCCTTCAGCAATCTGACCTGTCCTCTTGTTGAGCATGAAGTACCGAGCCAGGACTTGAGCCTCGGGCCAGGGGAGCTTAGAGAGAATGCTTTCATCTACCTGAGGCTTGCCACCTTCAGTGAAATGTACTGGGTTCCATCCATATTGCTTGATGAGTCTTGAAGCTATCTGAGGCCTTGACGCAGGGTTGAACTCCTCAAGCTTTATCTTCGTGAAGGGAACTCCTGCAATGTACCCAAACTTCTTTGAGTTGACCTTCGGGGTAAACTCCTTGTCCTTCACAATCCTTGGAGGAAAGATTTCTAACATCTGAAGCTTGATGTCCTGTTTCTCCTGACAAAGATTAGCGTAGAGAGATTTAGCTTTCTTCTCATTGAACTTGAAACCAAAAGCAATCTGTCTGGCAAGGATGCGGGTTACATCAAACTCCAACTGTAAGGCTTCCCCCGAGCATGGGCGACCAGAGAGCATCTCGTAAAGCTTGACGGTCACCATTACGTCTTGAACGCAATAGTCGGACATCTCCTGCGACCACTCTTTCCAATCGGTGGCCTTCCCGAAGTCACCCTTGTAGTCTCCCAAACGGTAGCCCCAAGCTTCCAGCTTATGGGAACCGATGAGAGTATTGGGGAGGGTTCCCTTGGCAGCTCGTTGCATATCCATGAACTTAATCTCAGGGTACAAGAGTCTAGCCCAGGGGAGGGTGTCATACACTTTACCTTGAGGTTTGAACTTGAAGATTTTCTTGAGAGCAGGAATATCAAAGGAGATAATGTTGTGTCCGACTATGGCTTCAGCTTTCTCAAGTTGACGGACACCTTTGATGACATTGTGTTTGTCATACCTGAACATAACACCTGTGACAGTATTGAAGATATGGAGACAATGTACCTTGGTCATCTCGTTGAGTAAGCCATCAGTCTCACAGTCGAACACCAACATTATGTTTCTCCTTTACAGTAACAACTTCTCGATAGCTTCCGTGAGTTTGACTTTCACTTTGCTGGTACTCTCCTTGTCACCCTGCTCATAGCCATTCTCCCATGCCATATTGTTTTGCCTGAATACCTCTTCAATCACAGTATGGATGTCAGCTAAGGTGAGGACATATAGAGACAAGAGGTGGTGACGCGTCATGGTACGAGCGTCCTCTTCAACCATAACCTGAGTAGCGTAGCGTTGAGCTATTTCATGACCAAGCTTCAGACTCATGGTTTCGGCAATGTTATTTCTGAAGGGACGGCTTAATCGGTTAAACATAACTTCCTGGGCCTCAACTTGAATACAGTTTTTCTCCAGCAACTTGCGGATGATTCTGGTGTCCATATTAGAATCCTTCGTCTTCGTTAAAGGGGGGAGCTTCTTCTTCCACCGAATGGGGCATCAATCTGCCAGTGTCATGGAAGTACTTGCAGTGTCCTGCTGGGCCAAGCTTGCCGACATGCCTATTCTTCAGGACACGCAGCAATGTCACATCAGGGTCTTCACCTTGTTGGTCACGCTCAAGGGCAACCACGAAGTCTGACAGTTGGGCGATAGCTCCAGAACCTCGTAGCTGTCCTAAGGTCACCCTTCCACCTTCCTCATGGCTGGCACCTTTTCCTACCCTGGTGAGATGAGAGATGACGATGAGGCCTACACCTGTCTCTTCAGCGAGGCTCCGAAGGTTGGTCATCAAGAGGTCGATGGCTTTCCTTTCGTCGGCATTGTCCTGCCCTGAGATAACGATAGAGATATGGTCGAGGATAATGAAGTCCACCTCACAACCCACTGCCAGATACCGCAGCTTGAACATCAGGTTGTCACTGTCGACAGACCCAAAGTGGTCATAGAGGTACATATCCCCACGGCATACAGTCTTAGCTTGAGCTACCTTGAACTGTTCTTCAGTGACACCGGTCATGTCCAAGAGGAGAGGCTTGTTCATGTGGATGGACATCTGCTTCAAAGAGGAATCTCTAACGCTTTCCTCTAAGGCAACGATGCCTATCTTTTGGTTATGCTCTTGGTGGAGGTAGGCTCCAATCTCATGGGCTAGGGTACTCTTACCAATGCCAGAGCCAGCCGTGAGAGTCAGGAGTTTCCCTTTGTGGAGTCCATAGGTCAGGGCATCCAGCTCGGGGTAAGGAGTAGAGAAACCTCTGGTGACACCCTTGTGGAAGTACTCAAGGAGAACCTCATCGAGGTCTGAGCCATTCAGGATTCCATCAGGACGATAGACCTTGGCTTCCCAAAAGGATGACACCAACTGGGCCACCTTGTTTGCCAAGAGCATTTCGTTGGCATCCTTGAAGCCCTGCAGTGAGACAACCCGAGCTTTACCGGGAGTCAGCAACTGAGCGCATTCCTCTGCTGCCTTCATCCCTGGCTCATCCATGTCAAAGCAGATGACTACCTCTTGGAAGGAC